AGGTAGATGTTGCGTTGATCTTGGAACAAGTCGTCGAAGCCATCCATGATCGCTTCTTCCGTTGCCAGAGATCGATCGACTACGATGTTCTTGTTGAGGTGAATGCCGACCATGCCAAGGAGGGTTCGCTTGTTGCTTTCCTCCAGCATGATCATGCCAATCTTCTCGTCCTTCATGTGAAGGTCGTAAGCGATCTCTCTCACCAGTGTAGATTTGCCGACCCCAGAGCCAGCAGTAAGGGTCACCAGCTCACCCACACGGAGACCTTTTGTGATCTGCGTAAGTTGGGAGTACGGGTAAGCTATAGAGGAGGCTGCGTCATCTATGCAGATGTCACCTCTGAGGTCGGCTGCCGATACGATCCCGTCAGGACGGAAGTCCCGCGCTTGGAAGATCGCATCGATGACAGCTTTACCCTGCCCGTCAAGCAAGCACTGGTTCGGGTCTTTGGAGGGAAGCAACCCGATCTTGCACTTGCCAATAGGCAGGGCTTCGGCGCATTCATGCGCCCCCTTCTGTCCAGCGTCATCGCTATCGAACAAAAGGATAATCTCTTCAAACTGGTTTACGTAGTCCCAGTTTTGCATCAACGCTTTCTTCGCGTTGTTTGCTCCGGTGGGTACGCTAACGGTCGCCCACTTATGACCTTGCAGCTGACTGACTGTCATGCAGTCGATCTCGCCTTCAGTGATCACCAGCTTCTTGCCGTTGTTCCATAGGTGCTGACCAAACAGGCCAAGCTTTTTGCTTTCGCCCAACACCGAAAAGTTCTTCTCAGCATCGCGTATCTTTTGCGCGACCACTGCACCGGAGCTGTCGCGGTAGTTGGCGATCTGCACCGGCTTGCCGTGATGCGTTCCGATCTGGTAGCCAAACTTCCGGCATGTCTCTTCGGTCAGCTTGCGTGCCGGTAGCGCAGCGTAGTCACCGCTAATAAGGCGGGGGTCGCTCATCTTACCGTTCTGCTCGACCACAAACGTCTCATCGCCAGCTGGCGTATAAGCATTGCAGCTGAAGCAGTACCAGTGTCCATCATCATAAAAGGCGTTAGCATCGCTGCTGCCGCACTCTGGGTTGAAGCACTGACCTTTGTATAGGTAGTTGCTATCGCTCTCTTGAATTTCCATTGTTTCCTCACGCACAAACAAAATGCCCCACCGGCCTCCTTCTCAAGAACCGGCAGGGCATCGCTCTCGCTTCTACACGGGGCATCAGTCGCCTTCGTGTAGCCACTCGTCAGGGATCACCTTGTGTGCGTACTTGAAGCCATGCTTCTCGCAATAGGCGGCGTACGTTGTAGGTGATCCCTTGTATAGCTTCGCGTTCTGGTTAGAGAAAACGAAGCGTATGTCGATGTCAGGGTGTTGCTGTTTCAAAAGCAGATGCTTCTGACGGTCGGCTGTTACCCAGCGCCCCTTGGTCTCGACATAAAAAAAGCCGCCTTGCTTAGGCAGCTTGAAGTCGGGTGTATACTTGGATGGTCTAGCAGGGATCAGATAGTCGACCTTCTCCTGCTCATAGATGACCGGCAGTCCGGCCTCTTGGATCTGATTGGCTATCTTATCTTCTAGACCACTCCTAAACCCATGTTTAATTCCTACCTTAGAACTTGATAGCGTCTTCGGCAGTGTTGGCTGAGGTGGTTGCTTCTTCTTGTGGCGCGGCATCAAATGTGTCCTCTTCTTCCACTACGAAGCCACCGTCTACAGCATCGAAACCAGCGTCTGGGCTAGACGATACCGCTTCCACGATCTGCACCTTGTTAATGTTCAAGGTCACGCCCTTGCCAGTCGTCGGTGCGTCATAGCTCGTGATGACACCGCCGATGCGGATCTGTGATCCACCAAACAACGGCGGCACACCACCTTCGGGGATGATGTTGCCTTGGCTGTCATAAAACTTTGGCAAGAACTTCGACTTCAACTTGAAGATCAAGTCGCCGGTTTCTTCATCGACCGACATCGGTAGGCGTGCAGCAGATGCAGCGTTACCAAAGAAAGACTGCGCGGCCTGTTGCAACGCGTCTTGTAGGGGTGCTGCGTCAGACGCGCCGACGATCAGGTTGGTCTTGTATTCACCGGCCTGATTGAACTTGGTGTCAGGCTTCGTTAACCACGCATATTGTGCGCGGCCAAGTGGGGTTTGAAAGTTTACTTTCTGGTTGGTTACCATTTTGCGTCTCCTTTGACTTGGTATGGTTTGCCTTGATTGCGGCTACATCAATGTCCATCTTCTCTGCCTGTTGGGTTAGGTTAGTCGGCAGGGGAAATTCATGCCGCAAGCAGTAGTAGATCTCGTTGATCAGCTTTTCTCTTGGATGCATTTTGCTTCTCTAGGTTTGTGTTATTTCTATCCTTCTAGGGGTAGACACAAAGTCAGCAGAAGCAATACAGGCTGTCAGCCACCTCATCTAAATCGAGGTTACCTTTAGCCGGTATCTTCACTTCGCTGATCCGCGAGGGGTCAGTCAGAAGCTGGTGGGTTCGATCGTAGAGGTCTTCATAAAGACACCAATCGCTATACATAGCTATGAAGCTGTGCCGGACGACATCGAACATTGTCCATGTGTCTGCCGGTACGGTGGCAAAGCTATCGTGGATTAAGAAGTAGTCGCCTACTCCGTTGATCAACCCATTGTTCACCGTGATCAGTAGATGGCAGCTGTCCATTGAGTGAATGACATTCGGCGCGACCGCCTGTTTGCTTTTCGCTCTTGCGACAGTGTTTTGCACATCCTCACGGATCGACACTTGCTGGCGTGTCAGCTGCATGTGCTCCCGATCGTGCAGGAACAGCTTGAGCTTTTTAGTCCGCTGCTTGGGGTAGCGTTGGACGACCGGAAAGCCTATCGGTGTCTGCCAGTTCATATGCTTGCCTTCCTTAGCCATAGCGTCAGCTAGCTCTTGGAAGAAGCGCATACCTGTACCGGCGTTTTTGATCACCTCGTTGACAGCTTCCCAGTTCTTCTCAGCAAGAAAACGTGCAGCCCGATTCCCGTTGTCGCCATCTAGGTCGAACGGATGATCATCGAGCTGGCCTTCGGTCACACTGTCGCGCAGCGGGTTCATAAGATCTTCTTGGATCTGATTGGTGAACCCTTGCACGGCACTGCTATAGCCGAAGGTCATGACGTTTCGTTTTACAGTCTTCCGACCAACACCCCACTGCTTCCACATCATCGCGTGGTCGCTGGTGTCGGTCTCTAGGAGTTCGTTTACACGGTCTGCAACTGACTGATAGATATCCTGCGGCACATCGGACACGGTTAAGTTGACCAGTGCGCCATCAGTTTCGGCTAGTGCCGCGGCTGAGTAATGTTGAATACCTGAGTTGCTACCGTCGAGCGCGATCGGTAAACCGCACTCGTAGTCGTCTCCTTGTTCACTCCAGTTTGCGTACTCGTGACAAGCAGCTAGAAACTGGAACGGCTTGTCGGCTTGTGACCAGTAGTCGTATGTCGACTTCCAGTCACGACCAACAGCCATGATCTGCTCATGATTTGCTTTGACCCACTCAAGGCGGTCGTCGAGGCTTGCCTTGCTAATCTTGTCGAAGTCGCCGGTGTTGGCTACCTGAAAGGCAACCCATGCTGCACCGGCTTCGGTGATTGGCTTCTTGTTGGCAAACAGAAACAGAGCCTTGATGTGGTCATCGCGGTGGTGGTTGAAGCGTGGGACGGGATAGACGCGACCGCGGAAGTCAAAGTTGTGAGGCAAGTAGAACTTCTCATACCTCGACATCTTCCGTGCAACACGTAAGTCCTGCACCATGTTGGCGCGGTTGCCATCAACGTTCCGGTTCATGTCGCGAACCGCACGTGACTTGCCCACCCAGTGCTTCTTCTCTTGTGGTGTCATGGCATCCCAGTTGTCGGGTTTTGCATCATGAGCCACATGGCCTTTCCGCGGAAACTTGCCAAACACCAGTCCTTCTTCCCAGCAGTGCTCTACAGCTTGCATGACGTATTCATTAAGGACGAACGGTGTGCGCTGGATCGCGTTAAGAGCGTCCATGTAAGGCACACGACCATCGCGCTTGAGCTGATAGTCGACCGTGCGGAACTGCTGGCGTGTTCCCTTACGGATGAACTGAACGCTGGCCGCCAGTGCCTCATCAAAGTAGCAGCCGGTCGTAGTGTCTTCCCACGGCCGCGGCTCGACCAGCATCGGTTCATACAGCGGCTCATGCCAGCTGGCTTCGTATTCCATAGTCGCCAAGGCATCGCTGGCAGCTTCGGTTAGACCAACGCGGACAGCAGTCTTCTTGCCTACGCCCTGCGTCCATGTCTCGAAGACATCGGAGACAGCTAGCACGCTGTTGAAGACCGGTGCAGCAGCTTTGACACGGCGTTCGTCGCCCCACTGT